ATGCAAGAGGTCACCGGTTCGATCCCGGTAATCTCCACCAGAAAGAAAAGCACTGCACAGGAATGTGCGGTGCTTTTTTGTTGTGTCTGCCCAGCTATGCAGCTGCTAAATTCATGCTGGACATTTGCGGAAAGTTATGGTATAATTCTTTCTGCAATTGCGGGTATAGTACATCGGCTAGTATATCAGCCTTCCAAGCTGAGGAGGTGGGTTCGATTCCCATTGCCCGCTCCATCCTTTTTAGACGCTGGTTCGTCAAGAATCAGCGTCTTTCTTTATGCTCTGGCCCCACTTTTGGCCCCACTTTCGATTTTTGCAGCCGAAAAGGGCTTTATCTCAGCGCAAAGAAAAAAGGCTCCCTCTGACCGTTTCGGGTCAAAGGGAGCCTTGCTCTTATACGCGCTTTACGCTGATTTTTTGCTGTCGCTTATACTTTGTAAGCGGGTCAGAACCATTTTCGGCGCGTCACGAAAATGGTCTCCGACGTTTGCGTGACGCTACGAAAACATCACATATAGACCTTCTGGCTGCGAACCTGAGACTCAATCATCGGCTTCAGATAGCTGTCGAGGTCGCCGAAAGTTTCCTTGATGAACGTGACGGTTTCCTGCGTCAGAGCTTTCTTCGCCGCGGCCAGTGCGCGGTTGTAGGCGATGCGCTGCGCGTCCTCGTCGAACTTGTCCGCCTCCTTGAGCGCGTCAACGTAGGTCTGATTCACATACTGAACCGCGTTGAAGACGGCGTTCGCCGCATTCTGAAGGCAGTTCTGGGCAAACTTGTTGCTGATATAGCTGTTTGCAATGCTGACAGCTTTGTTCAGGCCCCAGCCGAATACCACGGTCAGAGCAGGGATGCAGGCGGTCAAAACGGTTTTCATGAGTTCATCCATAATTATTCTCCTTCGTTTTCAGTGTCGTTGTCGGTGGTGTTCTTCGGCTTTTTGTTCTTGATGGACGCCATCGCGCCAAATTCGACCATCCACGGTGCAGCCATGGCCGCAATAGCCAGACTGTCCGGGGCCGTGACGCTGTGCCAGTACAGCGCCAAAACAGCCGCGTCAAGCACAGTACACATGAACAGGCAATAGATTACTGCTTTATCCATGAAACCGCGCTGTGGCCGCTGTTTCTTGCGCTTATGGCGCCCATCAGCCTTGACGTTGATGTGAAGTTCCTGCATAGATGTTACCTCACAGCTTGGCAAGGTACTTGTCCGCGCTGGACAGTGCCCGCCACGATGCAGGACCGCAGATGCCATCCACGGCCAGCTTGTGCTTCTCCTGCGCTTTCCGCAGGGCGGTTTCGGTCTTTTCACCGAAGATGCCGTCCGGGGTCAGACCAAGCAGACGCTGGAGCATCTTCGTCGCTGCCCGGTTTGCATCACCTGTGCAGCCGCGCTTGACGGTCGGCAAGATGAACTTCAGGTAGGTGGTGGACGGATAGTGCAGCGCCGCGTCGCACAGCCACGTTGCCTTAGCCCCGCGGGTGTCTGCATGACAGAACGCATTCCCGCCGTACCAGTAGATGCCGACGCCGCCGAAGCCGACCGCCTGAGCGATGATGCCCAGCGCGACCGGGTTCACGCTGCGGTCTTTGAGCCGCCAGTCAGCGGCCATGCCGTACCGGTGGCGGCTGTTCGTGCCGCCTTTCACGTCCTGATTATGCTTCAGACAGCGGTAGCCGCTGGTGATTTTGATAGGCTTGCCCAGCACATTGCGGATGCGCTGGAGCTTTTCTGTCAGCTCAGGGTCTACCATCTGGGTGCTGCACCCACAGGGGCAGTCGAACTCAGACCGGACAAAATCTTTGGTCAGCGCTGTTCCGTCGCCGCGCTTATAGGTGATAACGCTCACGCCTCATACCTCCTTATAAAAAATCGTGCTTCTGCAATCTTTCGTCATACACCCTGCTGATGTTCGCCACCGCGTGGGTACAGCGGTTGTTCTTGTAATCCGGGTGGTCGCGGCAGTAGTCCTCGTAATCGTCGATGATGGCAAGGACTTCAATGAAATGTTCTTTGGTGTGCTTTCGGTCGTCGATCAGTTCATCGTTGAACCTCAAAATTTTGGTACGGAGCAGGTTGGCGTTCCGCTCGTCGTCAACTTTGATGTGTTCGTCGAGCTTCTGCTGTGTCTGCTTCTGCTGTTCCAACACCTCAGCGTTCAGAGCGTGGCCAATGAGCTGGGCCAGCTTGCTCCACGGATTCAGCTTGATGGGCGAAATCTGCACGAGGGTCAGGAGGACCACGAGCGCCCCGCCCCCGGCTGTAAAAAGTTCCTTGATGTCGTCGATGTTCAATGTCAGTCCTCCATAATAAAAAGGCGGCCGCGTATCTTCACGCAGTCGCCTTTCCTGTTGTCTCCCTGCTTAGTCCTCAGTAATAAGGTCTTCGCAGCCGGAATCAATGAGCAGCTCCCGAACCTTGCTCTTCAGCTTGGCAGGAACCTCAGCAAAAGTCTTTTTGCCGAACATAATCTGCTGTGCCCACAGCATTGCCATCATGAACGTACCCTCCTTTCCGAATAAAATTTTGCAAAGAAAATGAGCAAGAATGTCCACGGCCAACTTAGCCATAAACTTCCTCGCTCATCTCTAACAAGCAGTCCGTCAGCATCTGTACCTGCTTCTGCAAGCCAGCGCAGGTGTCAACCAACTGCTTTATATCTGCAACGGCGGGCTTTTGCTGCCCGCCGTTGTCACTTGTGTTATCGCCGCCGGAGCCGGTATCCTCGCCGCCAGTGCCGCCGGGGTCGGGCTCCGGGTTGTCCACCGTTCCGCCCGCCTCCAACTGCTCCAGCAGCGCTCTGTATTCTGCCTCTGTGATTTCCTCAGCGTCAACCTCGCCGTCGTATACAGCAGCCTCCGGCGGCGTATTGAGCCACGACGGGTGATAGTACCCGCTGCAATCCCGCGGACAGATGAACTCTGCCTTTGCAGGGTCGCAGACAAGCATCACGCCATGCTTGGGCTGCCAGCGCAGAAACACATCGTTGACATCCAATACCTTACCGTCTGCAAGGATTTTATAAAAAATCATGCGTACACTCCTTTCATTCGATATCCATGGAACAGACGCCAGTACAGCGACAGCATCCGCTTTCTGGTGTGGTATGCGTCTGCGTGGAAGGAATTGCCAAACCACGCAGAAAAAGACGCGAAAGCATCGTCCAGCCGCATGACGCCGCGCTGAACCATCCTTGCGAACGCTTTCAGTTTGCGCCGCATTCGAACGATTCCGGCTCTCGCGAGATTTTTCACCAGATGTCCAGTGTCCGTCACCTTATAATAGATTTGCAGGAACTTCATACCCTTGGAGGCTTTTGTGATTGCCGTTTTCTTGGCGTTCATCGAAAGCCCAACCTCGGACGCCTCACTCTGGATAGTCTGACCAACGTGCTTCAGCTCCTCTTTCGAGGGTCCAGCAGCCATGGTGTCGTCCATATACCGCTCGTAGGCCCGGACGCCCAGCTTGTCCTTGACGGCATGGTCAATCCCATTCGGGATAACCAGCGCCATGGTCTGCGATTCTTGGCTGCCCAGCGTCAGACCAATGCCTTTATGCCGGCGCAGCTGCTCCGCTTTTGCCGCCCGTTCCTCTTCATCGGCAATTTCATGCAGCTCGTTTTCCTGATACATCCGGGCGATCTTCATGCCAAGGCCCTGAAGCATCCGGTCAAGCCGGATTTCTCGGAATCTTTTCAGGCAATCGCTGTGCCGGAGGTGGTCAAAGAACTTTGTGAAGTCGCCGGTCATAATGAAAAAGCCGTTGCCGTATTTCGCGGCCAGCTCTTTCAGGAACATTGCCAGCCGGTTCCTGGCATCTGTGACGCCCTTTCCCTTAACGCTGGCCGGGTTGTCTCGAATCAGGGTGCGCTCTGTCAGCGGCACAAGGCAGCTGTCACAATAGCAGCCCTGCACAACGCGGCAGTCAATCATGACTGCATGGATCTCGCGCAGCTTGCCGCGCTCATGTAGCATGATTCGTCGGATTGTGGCATCGACGTTCAGTTTACCCTCCAGCAGCGAGTCTTTCAGCCGTTTCAACTTCAAGACTGCGTGGAAGATGAAGCGCTGCACGTTGCCTTTCCACTCGACGCCTTTCCGGCGCTTCTGCAAAGACTTCATGAGATTTTGAATCGTGAACACGCTGCGGAAGTCTCCGAGCGGTGTCACGTCCTGCAACCGCTGTTCCCGGCTCTTTACCCGGTCCAGAGCTTTGATACGCAGCTCCGCATAGGGAGTGCGCGGCTCCAACGCGGTTTCTATCTGCTCCCGGACCGGTTTCCCATGCCAGCAGCAGCGGCGAGCGGCATCATTCGCGGCCACGGTCAGCAGCTCCAGATCAATGCTGCCGTTCTCACGCCACGACCCACGCGCCCGCGCTTCTCGTTTTGCGGCTTTCCGAGCTTTACTTCGCTCTATCCTAGCCATGATTTGTTCTCGATTGGTCAAAGAATCTACGCCCTTCCTGCTACTTATAGTGTGCGCTCTAATCAGGTTTGCAAACCGGTGATGAAACGGGGTATGCACAGGCCCCGCCATGAAAGAATCGTCCCGCCGGTCTGCTCAGGGACACCGATACGGTGCGCCAGCCTTATATCAGGCCAGCCATCAATTTACCGCCTTTACAGACGGATGGTTGCACATTCCTTCTTAACTCTCTGGGTATTTTCACCTTTATGCACGGTTACTACTAAGCTAAGAATCCGGGGCAGAACGCCGTTGTTGTTCGTTGCGTTGTTGTTGTTGCCCGCCCAGCCGGTGTTGTTCACATTGTTGAAGTTGGTAGAGTAGGACACCGAAGCATCGCGCAGCCAATACCACCGGCAAAGCCTAAAACAACGTGCCACCATTGAATCATCATTTCAACTTTCCGAAGCGTTTCCTATCGGAACTTCGCAGACCGGAAAGCAATTTGATGCATTCATTGATTCGCCCTGCCCACTCGTCCATCGTATTTTCGCTGTAACACATGACGTTCCACAGCGCATACAATGGCCGCTGCAATCCGTTCAGGTTGTCGATTGCTCGTTTGAGGTACTTATCCCGCACCTCATACTGCTTTCGCGTCGTGGGGAAAATGTCGTTGCCCTGCAAGGTGCAGAACAACGCATCATCCACGAATTGTAAAATCTGGTCGGACAGGTGGTCCTTATATTCCAAAGGTACAGAGCAAATTTTGGAGTAGGTGTATTTGTGCAGCTCTCGCATTTTATTCAAGAACATTCGGTCATCCGAATATTTCAGGTCAAACGTCTTTATCATGGAAACCTCTCTGTCATCCTCAAAGTGTGCAGCTCCATGGAGCAGGGCCAGTTCCTTGTTTACAAGGTCTGCCCACTCCCGGATGCCGCCCTCTTTGGAATCGAACAGGCTCCAGTACACAACCAGCGGCTTTTGCAGCGCGGTTAAATATCGGATGGAGCGCTCGAACAGCTTTCGCCGTTCAGCGCGGCCCGCATCCGTCCTCCCATCGGCCTCATTTGCCATGATGGCCGCGTGGTATGCGCTGGTGGTCAGCTCCATCAGCCGGGACCGGACAAATTTCTTGTACCGGGCCGGGATGCGGTCTGCCCGCTGCGTGGTCAGTACGACCAGCCGTGCGCAGTTCATTTCAAACTCCGTTGCAGCCTGCCTGCGGTTTCGTGCGAGAACCGACACATTATCACCTCCTCCGCAATAAAATATCACAAAATCTGGAAAATTGGAACCAATTTTTGAAAATTTGCCGCGGGGCGGCTACGCCGCCCTCGGTTTTTTCCCGGGGAGCGTTTCTCGTCTGGTCGGACTTACGCCGACCAGATTTTTCCAGATTTTACAGATGAAGCCGGGGCAGAACGCCGTAGTAGCTCGCCGCGGTGTAGTTGCCGCCCGCCCAGCCGGTGCCGGTCACATAGTAGAAGTAGGTAGAGTAGGACACCGAAGCATCGCGCAGCCAATACCACCGCGCCCTGACCCATGCGTGTCCATTCCAGAGATATCCCACGTTACTGTCAGCAGAACAAATCCATACATCCCCCTTTTTGGGGTTCTTGGGCGCGGTGCTAGATACCGTATAGGTCGGGTTCTCGCTCAGTGTGTAGCCAGCAAATTTGATGCGCGTCCGGTCAGACGTAAACCACGGAATCTGCTCGCCGCAGTACACGAACGGTTCCGAGCTGTTGCCGTTCATCTCGCGCACAGACGGCAGATAGACCTTATCTTCCGTTTCCAGAATGCCAGCAGTCCCCGCGCCATAGTCAACGGACGAGATGTGCACGGACACCAGCATCCGGCTCAGAGCTGCAGGCAGGCCGGACAGGTAGCGGCTCTGAAGCCACTGCCGCATCTCGGAAGCGGGCCAGCCGCCCTCATTGCTGTTTGTGGGATTCATGCGGTGGTAGCCGTTCAGCAGACCGGCATGGATAAGGTCAATGGAGGTCGTGCCGCCGTTGGTCTTGGTTGCGCCGCCGGTGCCAACGATTTCCAGATAGCTTTCCTCGCGCGGCCATGCGGCCATCTTCATGCACTCGGTTTCGCCGAGGTCCTCTTTCCAGAGCTTACAGCGGTACAGGAAGCCGGTCGCAAAGTTCTTGCCGTCATTGTCGCAGCCCAGCATCAGAGTTGCGTCCGACTTGGTGTCGATGGTCTTAATCAGCTCGCGGCTGATAATCGCATCGCCGTTCGGGTTGGAGAAGTAGACGTTCAGATTCCGACTGCCCTTGACATGACGCAGCACAACCAGCTCACGGTACTGGTCGGAGATGTACTGCGTACCGACACCGGAGATAGTAGACAAGCCGGTGCCACGGCTGTTGTTCGCCGTGTTCGTACCCCACTGGACTGCTGTACCGCTGCTGTACTTGACCTTGAAGCCATGGTAGCCGGTCTTGGTGAAGCAGGCTGCCACGCAGGCTTCGGAGGTCGGCTGGTCGAACACGCAGTCCACAACCAGCGTCCAGCCGGTGTCCTCGTCCATGATCTTCACGCCGGTATCTTTGGAGGTCTTGCCGTCCAGCTCCATATTTTCGGCCAGCAGCACAGACTCCACGTTGTCGAACTCCGGCTCATAGCCCATGGTGAACGGAACGCGAGTCTTGATGTTGTCCTCTGTGAAATAGAGGGCAGACCGTCCAGACTGCCGGATGCCGTACAGCTGCGCCAGATTCAGGTTGGAGAGATCATCGCCGAAGTTCGGCAAGGATCCTTCAATCCAACGCGCATAGACGTCCATATTCTCCCGGACGTGCGCTGTGGACTTGTCCCAGCCGTTGAACAGACGATAAACGAAGTTTCCTTCCTCGTCCGTGCGCTCCGGGTCGTCGGGCGGTACTGCCTCGGTGTCATAGTCTACGGTCTTTGTGCCTACAACTACGCCGGTCTGCGAGTACCAGCGCACCGTATAGCGCTGTGGAACGCTGGTATAGGTGGCCTTGACGGTCAGCTCGGACAACACCTGCGTCAGAACAGTATCCCATCCAGAATAGGTGAACACTTCCGCCTGAGTTGCTTCTCTAGTCGGAGTATCCATCAGCCCGGTTGCCACCGGGTCAGGGCAGGTCGCGCCACGGTCAACGAGGATTTCTGCCGGGGAGCCATCCTTGAAGGTCAGCTTTGTCCCGTCATAATCGCAGAACGTCACCTTGTACTGCTGCACGGTCCCGCCATAGGTCAGGGCCAAATCGGGCCACGCTGCGGTGTACTTCTCTACCTCGGCCTGACGAATGACGGAGGTATAGACTTTGCCGGACAGCGAGGACTGCTGAACTTCCAGACCGTTTTCGTCGTAGCCGCCCATGCCCAGCAAACGATTCATCAGGTCTGTGCCGGTAAGCTGCCAGTCGATGCCCACAAGGCGTACCGTGTAGAGCTTGGCCGCTGCGTTGACAATATCAAGCGCAGCCGGGAACGGCGTGTTCTCGTGGCGCAGACCGGTCAGGTTTGCGTAACCGTCCGCCACCTCAAAAGTCTTGATGTTCTGCATATTGCGCAGCGTCAGGCTGACCGGGCGCTCCAGATAGCAGGTTTCCAGCGCAGAGCCAGCAGCAAAGTTGACCGCGCTGACCGGCGTTCCCTTGAAGCTGGCGACTTTCAGGGCCACACAGCCGGACACGTCCACCGGTGCGGTCAAATTCGGGCAATGGTCGATTCGCAGCTCTTCCAGCACGGCCAGCGCCGAGAAATCCAGCTTGATAGAGGACGTCAGGTTGACGTTGGAATAGCCGTCCGCGTCGCTGCCAATGACGATGGAACGCAGCTTGGTTGCAGCAGAGAAGTCAGCCTGATTCGTGTATACACTGGCGATGCCCTCCACAGCCTCCAGCATAGATGCGGAATAGATGTAGAGCTCGGTGTCATTCAGCGCCGTGTCCTTGCTCATGCTCAACGTGACCGGCTCGCCGCGCTTGCAACGCTGCTGCTTCAGGATGGAGCCGAACAGGATGGACACATACAGGTCAGAATACGGCGTGATGGTGATAGCGGCAATCTCGCCGGTGGGACTTGCGAAGCCGCGCAGGGTGATCTTGTCGTTCCGGGCCGCCGCCGTATTCCATTTGGAGGCGAAGTAGATACTGTTGTACTTCAGGAAATAGTGACGCTGAAGCTCTTTCGTGCCGTTCATCATGGGGATGAACATCGTGACGGCTGCACCGTTCTCCTTCAGGTCCTCGTAGGGTCGGATATACTTGCGCCGGGCATCGGCCACCAGCAGACGTGCCGGGCGGAGCTTCTGGTAGGCGTCAAAGGCAGCGTTCAGGCGGTCGGCGTCGAACAGCTCCGTCAGGGTGGAAACCATCGTGTTCAGGCGGTCGGTCAGCAGGTCGCGGACGTTGGCCCACAGAACAGAATCCTGTGCGTTGAAGACGTTGCCGCCGTTCAGCTGGTCGGTGTCCTCCATGCCATAGTCCAGCGCGAGGTCGCCCTCGTTGTTGTTGCCCATGGCCGTGTCCATATCGTAACCGAAGCAGTAGTCCCAGATGGGATGCTCTGCCGTCACGTCATGGCAATGCGGGAACGTGTTTTTTGCGCGGTTGTCCGGCATAGTGAAGAACGAGGTGAACAGGTAGTGGTACAGGGTGGACTTGCTCTCAAAGTGCAGGTCGAACTCGTTCACGAATTTGGCTGCGCGATACTCCGCCGTATCATTGGAATAGGTCACGCCACCGTACACCACCGGGCTGCTCAGAACTTCGCCGGTCGCCGCGCTGCGGTCGGTGGAATACACCCACTTGATAACATCGCTCCACGCCTTCCGGGCCACGGCCTCGTCACAGCTATCCGCGATGTAGCGGAAAGACAGCGGCGCATTGGGGTTGTCGTCGCTCTCCCAGCTGGAGGCGTCTTCTGCGCCCTCATAGCCCTTGAAACGGTTGTAGACGTGGGTGTTATTGCACAGCTCCACGATGCACTCATTGGGGCGCTGGGTGCTGTCAAGACCCTGCGCCTTTTTGTCTTTCTTCGAGTTGCCGAAATCGCCAACGCCGTAGAAAATCCACTGACCCTGCGTGAAACCCTCTTCCGCGCTCTCGTTATACACGAAGATAACGCAGGGGTGGAACTCCATCGTGTCGCGCACCTTGGGATTTGCTGCACGAGCCGCCCGGATATACGGCTGGTACTTGTTGAACAGCTCCGCCAACGCGGCGTTGTTCATATTCTCCGAAGAGGCAATGTTCAGCTTGACGTTGAAGTAGGTTTCGCCCATGGAATCGTCCGTCATGTCATAGCTGTCGGCTTCAACCGTCAGGCCGTGTTCATCCGTATAGACGAACTTACCCTTGCAGTCAAAGTCCATGTTGCGGCCCGCCTTGCCGTAGGCATTGGAGCTGGTGCCCTGCCCGCGGTGAACGACGCTTTCGTTCTTCCAGCAGTCCTTTGCGCGAGCGCCATACAGGAGGTGCTCGACGCTGGAGCCGGAGACCTTATCGTTTTTGTCGGTGGTGAAGCGCGGAACCCGCAGTTTGATGACGCGGAGACCGGGATTTTTCTTCGCCAGATTGTTGATATACGCCTCGTCAATGGATGCTGCATTCCAGTCGGTGATGATGTTGCCCGCGCCGTCGTCCACGCTGTTGCCCTCATAGCGGGCAATCATCTCGTCCGGGTCGGGCGCATCTGCGATGTAGTTGTCCATCATGTCCGCGTCGCCGAGGCTGATGTCGTAATACTTGCAGCGGTACAGCCAGACATCACAATCCGGGCTGCCGATGGTCAGCGGCACCGGGGTGCGCTGGGTCAGGCGGTCGCCCTCCGAATAGGTGGCAAACCGGGACGGAATGCCCTGCAAATTCAGGAACAGCTCGCTATTCTTCGTCCGGCTGGTGATGTTGTAGCACAGCTCAGTGTACTCGCCCTCGCAAACGAACTGGCTGATGCTGGTCTGCTCGGTGGAGAGGGTCACTTCCTTGGCGTTCACATCCAGACCGATACCGTCCGAAAGACACTGTGCAATCACAGCGTCAAACTTGCGCGCGTTCTTGGCCGTGTAGATCATCTTGAAAGATGCGCCGTATGCCTGAATATTGGACGAGCCGAACAGGTTAAAGTTGATGGTTGCCGTATGGCCCGCGCGGACAACAAAAGCCGTGTTGCCGTCGCTGTCCTGCTGAAAGCCGCCGTTGGTCCAGTCGAAATCTTTATCCACGGTCAGAGATACGCCGTTGGATTCCCATGTGTCGCGGTCTGCTGCAGAGTTGGAGCGGCCCGACGGGTCAAAGTCAAACTTCGCGTCCACGTTGGCCGGATGGATGTCATACCCCAGCGCGGTGGCCGTGTAGGTCATGGTGACGGTCGTTTCGCCGCAGGTCAGCGTCAGGGTATGCTCGCCCTCAGAGCGGGGCTTGTACGCCCACGACTGCAAGCTGCGGCCCACGGTCAGCGTAGTTTCCACGCCGTCAACGGACTGCTTCACGCTGGCCTGCTCGGTGCTGGGATCATAGACCATATACTGAAGTGCAGCAGTCATATACACGCTGCCAGAAGGCTTCTTGTTCTTGACCGTAATGATAGGGACATTGCTGGAGCTGTCCACGACCGCAATGCAGAAGTGGACGGTCGGGCTTTTGATTGTGTTCCCGCTGGCGGTCGTAGTCGTATAGATGTCGATGTCGTGAGCGCCGTGGGAATTGATGGTCAAGCTCTGCACGAGCTGGCGGCCAGAATAAGAGGTCGTGGCCTCTGCTGCCTGAACGCCGTCAACGAGGAAGTGCGTGGTCTTGCTCATGCCGGAGCCGACCGGAGTGTACATGATGCGGAACGCCGTGCCGACAGTGTACAATGTGGATTCCGACAGCGTTGCAGTGACCGAAACCGTCAGAACCGAGATGTTCCACGTTTTGGAGCCGGTCGCGCCGTTTTCATCGGTGACAACGACCTTCACCTTGTTGTCACCGGACGCCAGCCATTCTGTCGGATTGAAGGTGATTTTCACGCTCTGCACGATGTTGACCGTTGCCACCTGAACACCGTTGACATAGTAGGCAGCAGCGCCACCGAAGTCCGGGTCGGTATCGGTGAAGGTGTAGGACAGCTCGGTTGTCTGGCCCTGCGCAATGGCGAAGGACAGCGCCTTTTCACCGTTGACGTAGGTTTCGTTGGTCAGGGTGACACCGGAGGAGCCACCAGAACCGCCTCCACCGCCGCCGGGGATGTACACCGGGTCAATGACGTCTTTCTCGTTTTCGTCGTACAGATGCAGGTAGTAGGTTTCCGTGTCGTAGTACATAGAGCTGAACGCCAGCCCGCCGGAAGCCTTGATGGGCAGCGTGATGGTGCCGCCGTTGGTGTAGGTGATCTTCAGGCCATCATCTACGGACTGCACGTCCTGAACAACGCCGTTCTCGATGATTTCCTGAAACTGGGCCAGTGTATTTGCTGCTGCGGTCGCCTGAAGCTCTGCGGTCTTTGCAGATGCAGCGGACTTCGTGGCCGCGTCGGTTGCGGTTTTGACATTTGCAGCAGCATCGGCAGCGTCAGACGTTGCCTGTTCAGCTGCGCTCTTGGCCTCGTTTGCCGTCGTCTTGGCCTCACCAGCCGTGGTGGTTGCGGTGTTTGCAGCTTCGACGGCCTTGTTGGAAGCGTCCGCTGCTTTTCCTGCCGCCTCCTGTGCAGCACTCGCAGAGGTGGAGGCTTTAGATGCTTCGTCCTCAGCCTTGGCCGCCGCCGTGCTGGCCTGAGATGCAGCAGTTTGGGCCGTGGAGACCATGCCCTCCGTGTTAGAGGCCGCTTTCTTCGCGTCGGCGGCATCCTGCACAGCGGTCTTTGCAGCGGACTCGGCGGATGCGGCTTTTACTTCAGCGGACGTTGCCCGCTCTTCGATATTGCCAACAGATTCCGAGACCTGCTTTGCTGTCGCCGCCGCTTCTTTTGCAGCAGCTTCGGCGCGGTCTGCGTCACCCTGAACAGCGTCTTTCAGGGTTTTGACCTTCATGTTGTACGTTTCGCCATCCGAAGAGATCAACAGCAGGTCATCGTCCAGAGCTTCCGTCGCAGTAGCGAAGTCCTGAATACGTTTTTCAGCCATTTAAGAATTGCCCTCCTTTTCGGTTTCGGTCGTTTTATCATCCGTCCCAGTGTCCGGGTCGGTTTCGGTGTCCTTGTCGCCAGACATTCCTTTCAGCAGAGAGAGGATGCTGTCCAGCGTTCCCTGTGCGGCTGTCAGCTTTTCGTCCATTGCGGCCAGCGAGGTGGTGTGTCCATCCACCGTGGCGTGAACTTCGGCCATCTCCGCGGACTGGTCTGCGATGGCCTGTTTCAGCGCCGTCACATCGGTCTGCATTGCAGCCAAACCAGCCGACTGGTCAGCGGCAGATTTCTTCAGCGCTGTTGTGTCAGCCTGAACATTGTCCAGAACTTTCCGGTCTGCCGTCTGCACATCCTGCACAGCTGTCAGCTTTTCGTCCATTGCGGCCAGCGAAGCAGCATTTTTGTCTACCACAGACCGAATACCAGCCGCAGCGGCCTTGATATCCGAAAGGGCCGTCTGCACACTAGCCAACGTCGTTTTGATATCCGCTGCCGATGTTTCCAGCCCCTCCAATGTAGTGCGCTGTTCTGTGAGAGCCGCCTGAACATCTTTGACAGACTGAAGCAGCTGCGGGAGGTTTACGGCATCTTCACCTTCGCCGCCCTCCATGGACTTCAGTTCTTCCGCCAATCTGTTCACCTCCGTGGCAATTTCATCCGCCTGTTCAATGAGGACGGTTTTCTTGATGCGGTATTTCTCCACCTCATCGTCATAGAAGATGGCATCTTCCATGTGGCCGGTTTCAGGGTCACGCGCCCGCATGGCGATATAATCATCGGAATACTGCACCTCTGCGCGGGACACCGGGGCACTCCGCGCACCGGTCATCGACTGCGTTGCAACGCCGCTGGCGGAGTTGCCGGTCTTTGCGACCAGCAGACCATCCTCGGTAGACATCGTAACGCCGCCATAGTCAGCGCTTGCCTCCAGAAATACCTTATCGCGGTTTTTATCGCGCTCTGTCAGATACGGATACTGTCGCGTCGCTTCGGTGTTCGTCGGGGCACTGATGGTGTTGGAATATCCAATGCCCAGCAGCGCGTCCATAGAATAGATAGAGCTGTGAACCTTGTCGCCGATTTTGACTTGATCTCCCAGTTCTGTGGCTGGGTCAAACACCGCGTCCGGGGCCGTGAACGGCTCATACTCGATGCCGTGCAGCATCGAATACAGGTCATTGCAAATGCCCTGACAGGAATAGGGGCAGTTGTCTACGGTGATTTCAAACCCGCTGTCGTCGCCCCGCGAGTAGGCGTTTCCGTCCTCGTCCGTCATGGTGACTTTGGACACCACAAGCCGTTTTCCAGTCTCGACATCTCCCCCCACAAACGGAACATGAATAAGGCCCTGTTCAGCTTCTACCGCGCCGGTCTTGTCATAAACCAGCAAAAAGCCATCCGCCGTGACAATGCGGTTGAACTCGTGGTCCACGACTGGATAGACCTTCGGAACCAGAGAGCCGACGCCGCTGCCGATTTCCGGGGTCTGAATCTCGCTGTTGCCGGTGGTCAGCTTCCACGCAAGCGTGGAGCCGTCGCCGGTGATGATGTCGTTGAACTTCTCGTCCACGACGTGGTAGTTTTCAGCTGGCGGCGCTGTCAGTGTCACCAGCCGGAGTTCGCCCTCGTCGGTGATGGTCCAGTTGCCGCCGTTGCAAGCGCCAATCCAGCCCAACACCTGCTGCATGGTATATCCTTTCGGGAAAGGGACCATGTAGTTCATGCCGCGGTTGATGCGGGTGCGCGGGTCAATCGGGACGCCGATGCGATACGCAATTTCCTGCACAACAACCGCCATAGATTTGGGCCAGTCACTTTCGCGGTCCGAATCGTCAACCATCGCTTGCGAGGTCTTCAGCATCGAATCATAGCAGGAGAGCGTATACAGGTTTCCGACGTTCTTGCAGGTATCGACCCAGAACTCACCGAATGGAAGAACTTCTGTTCGATTTGTGACGTCCAAATCCGTGAGCTGCGCGATGATGCGGACCGATGCAGCTTCCGGGATTTCCTCGCCGTCCTCCAGCAGCACATCCAGTTTCAAAGACGCTGCATTGCAGTTGCCAATACTGAGCGGTTCCGTTGCAAGGCTGTGACTGATTTGTGGCGCAGAAATACGGTAGTATTCTTTGCCCGCAATGACGGCGCGGGCGTTCATGTTGAAGCGTCCGCGAGCTGCAAGCTCTGTCCAGTTGTTCGTTCTGTGCCTCGTGACAGCTCACCTCCTTACTGTTCTGTCATGTTGAATGCCATGCCCACATAGTAGGTTTTGCCGGTTGCCTTGTCGTACCGCTGCGCACCAAAGGGGCGGTTTGCGCAGTAGTACGTTTTGGTCAGGTAACGGCCGGCATCCGGGTCCAGCAGCGTGGCCTCGAAAAAGGTCTGCTTCAGGTCTTTCGACAGCTGGGCAGCAACCTCTTCCGGGATGTCCATTAAGGTCACGCTCCACTTCATCTTCGCGCCGATTTTGTTTCGCACCATCAGCGCATCCAAAGTGTTGCGGCCAGACTTCGAGGAATCAACGTCGCTGTCTGTTGGGGTCAGCCCGCCCTCTGCCACCCACTTTGTATAATCATGGCCCCCGATTTTGAGCATCGGTTTCATAGGGTCTGCACCTCCTTATACTTCCGCAGGTGTCAGCAGCGGCGACGTGCCAAACATCCGGGTCTTGCGGTTGATATAGTCCACGGTGTGCTGTGCGAGACCGTCTGCATCGACGTTGACCTCCGCTCCGCTGTACTGCTCAACAGCTGCGCAGATGCTATTCGTCGCGCTGCCAATGGCCTGAACGATGGTGCGGGTCGTCTCGTCGTTCGACGCCTGAATTTTTTCCAGCACACCACCGGAAGAGCTGTTCTTTCCGCCCTCCACGCTGTACGGTGTGACCGTGCCAGTCGCCAGCGCCGGGATGGAGAATCCTGCGTTCTGCGTGATTTCCGTCAGGCGGTCCAGCAGGTTGGTAAAGCTGTCGGCCACCTTGTCGGAAAACTGCGTCAAAACATTGTCCATGCCCTCAACGATGTCTACTTTGCCAGAAACCTCGGACAGCAGCGGAGTGTCGCTGTCAGCCAGTGTTCCGTCTGCTTCCGCAGTTCCGGCCTTTACGGTGTCCACCAAATCGCCCATCTGGTCCTTTGCACTGGACAACAGCGCGGGCATAGCATCTTTCATGCCCTCGTCAATGCCAGCGGGCAGGTATGCGCCGATTTCGTCTGCCATCAAGGTGGACGGAGAGTGAATACCGAAGAACTTTTTGAAGCCGCTGACAATGCCGCTGCCGACCTTTTTCACGCCGTTCCAAACGCCGGAAGCCACATTCTTGATGCCGTTTCCGATGCCGCTCACAATGTTTTTGCCGACCTCGACAGCTCCAGACACAGCACTCTTCGCACCGTTCCAGATGTTTTTCACAGCATTGCCGACGCCCTGACACACATTGGAGACAGTGTTTTTGATGGCGTTGAACGCATTGTTCACGCCATCTCTAAACCAATCGCATTTTTTATATGCGACCGTCAGGCCAGCGCCCAACGCGCCGACAGCAGCTACCGCGATTCCGATGGGGCCACCAGCGGTCGCCAGACCAGCCAGCGTAGTGCCAAGGCCGCCCAGCGCGGAGCCAGCGGCGGCAGCAGCACCGGAAAGGGCCGTACCGACAGAACCGGCAACGCCAGCAGCGCCGGATGCCAGCGCACCCAGACAACCGCTCACGACAGAGCCGATGGAACCGACGCCTGCACCAATCGTGGAGATCAGCCCGGATAGGCCGCCGCCCACAGTCGAAGCGATACCGCCGACCGTAGAGCCAACAGAACCGAGGATGCCGGACAAGCCGCTGCCGACGGTCGAGGCGATGCCCGACAACCCGCCGCTGAAAATAGAGCCAAGGTTCGAGAACAGGCCCGACGCACCAGACGCAATGCCGGAAAATCCTTTGCTGAAGATGGAGCCGATGTTGGAGATCATCGACCCTGCATTGGACGCAATGCCCGACAATCCGTTGCTGAAGAAGCCCTTGACAGAGTTCCACAGGCCAGATGCGCCGGAGGAAATGTTCTTAAACCCTCCGCTGAACAGATTTTTGATGCTGCCCAGCAGCCCGGAGGTATTGTTCTTGATTCCAGACAGACCGTTTTTGAACAGGTCGCCCAGATTCGACATGAACGAGTTGCCTTCGTCGGTCGTGCCGGAGAACATCTTCTTAAAAGCGTTGCCTACATTCTGGAGGAAACTATTTGCAGTCTTCTGGATGTCACCAGACCCGCCACCAAACAGCTTTTTCAGCCAGTCAATGAGGCCGCTGCCCCATTTTTTCAGTTCATCAAAGCCGCCGGACAGAAGCTCCAGAATCTTTCCGGGGATGCTCGAAACAAGCGTCCAGAGGTCAGGCAAACCGCCCTCCATGCCTGTTTTGATGCTCCCGGCCAAGCCCTTGCCAGCATTCTTCAGAATGGTGGTGTTGCTCGCAGAGGACAGATTGCTTTTCAGGCCGGTGACGATGTTCACCGCGGCTTTTGCCATGCCTAAGAAGCCCTGCTCGTCGTATCCGGCGTTCAGCGCGTCCAGAGAGTCCGCCACAAAACCGGTGACGTTGGTTCTGAAGTTCTTGTCGAGGGAGTTGAACAGACCAAGGGCCACGTTTTTGGTCACGGTTGCCCAGTCGCCGCTCTTCACCGCTTCGACAATGCCCTTGATGTTGGAGATGCCCTTGCCGGAAGAAAGTGCGTCGGAAATACGGTTCATGTTGCTGGTCAGTGCGTCAACCGTTTCATCAACGAAGCCCTCTCCCAGCAGTTCGCCCTTGCCGTCCAGCGCATCATCTGCGCCATTGTACACAGCCAGACCCAAATCACCAGCTGCATCCACGGCCATATCCGCATTGCCGGTAATACCTCCTGCAACACCGGCGTCAAAATAATAGCCCAGTTTTTCGCCCTCAACGGAGGGAGAATGGATGCCCAGTGCATCCTTAAAGGCGTTAATCAGCCAGTTGGATGCCTGTCCAGCAGCTTCAGACAGCTTTTTCAGCGTATTCTTGATGCCGTTGTAGATACCGAGGATGACGTTTTTGCCGACGCCCAGCCAGTCGATGTCCGTGAATTTTTTCTTTGCCGTGTCTCCGATAGACTTCAACGCAAGTGGAAGTTTCGTCTGCAAGGCCACGAAGCCGTTGTAGATAAACCCGATAACATTTTTGCCTGCTGCTGCCCAGTCGATAGAGGACAGCTTCTTTTTCGCTGCGTCGCCAATGGATTTTAAGGCAGTCGGGAGTTTGGTTTGCAGCGTGACAAATCCGTTATAGATAGCGCCAATGACGTTCTTGCCCGCGGTCAGCCAGTCGATGTCGGACAGCTTTTTCTTGATGGCCGCACCAATGGTCTGCATCGCAGCCGGGAGCTTAGTCTGCAAGGCCACGAAGCCATTGTAGATGGCCCCGATGATGTCTTTGCCGACCTGTACCCAGTTCGTCGCCTTGAGCTTCGCCACGATCTGACCGGGCAGTTCTTTCACGGCATTCACCACGGTGGAAATGGCCCCGGTGATACCGTTCTTCAGGCCCTCCATGATGAACTTGCCGACCTCGGCCATCTTCTTGGATGGCGAGTGAATCTCGAACGCATCACAGATGCCGTTCCAGAACGGCTTGAAAATGTTATCTACAATCCATGCACCAACGCCAAAGATAGCGTCCTTGATGCCGAGGAAGAAACCCGCAACAGCGTCGCCTCCAGCTTCCTGCGTTTTCTCTTTGAAGTAGTTGCCCACATCCGCCAGAGAACCGGCCAGAATCTGAATGACTGCATCAACGGATTCACCGATAAGGCGGCCCAGCGCCTCCGTCAGCTCGTCCCAGCTCACACCAGACACAGCCCGGACAAGCATTTCAACGAGGTCCTTTGCCACCTGATAGAAGTCGATGCCATCCATCAAGTCGGCCAGCGAGTTGATAGCCTCCGTGAAAGCGTCGAAGAAACTCTTGACTGCACCCTCCACGTTGCCGTTACGCAGCGCGTCGGACAGCTTGGCGGTGATGATCTCGCCAATCCGATACCAGTCTTTGCTCTCCAGCCACTCCTGCAACTCGTTATAGAAGCCAGAGAAACCGCTGGTGAACGCCTGAAGGGCTTTCGTCCAGTCCAGCTCTTTCAGGAAACCACCGGCCACGTCCAGCGCCACAGTGAACTTCTTTGCCAGCAGCCGCCCGAAGATGTCCCAGTCAACCTCATTGATGATGCTGTTGACCGCCTCGGCCAGATGCTTGCCGATGTTCACCCAGTCCACCGTATCCACGGTGTAGTACAGTGTTTGGATGGCGGCATTCATGCCCTTGCCGATTTTCGTTCCCCAGTCAGACCAATCAACACTGTCCACCAGCTCGTTGATTTTGTCTCCCAGTAAAGTGCCGAGGCCTTTCCAGTCTGCTTCCTCGAATGCCTTTTTCAGCTTGTCCGCAAAGTCCAGCACCGCGCTGTCGATGGGAACCTGCTCAAACATCTTGGATGGGTCAACGGAGCCGTCATCCTTCGTGCTGTCACTGCTGTTGTCGTCCAGAATGTTCAGCTCGTCAAAGCTGGCCAGCGCGGCCTTTGCCTTTTTGGCCGACTGCGATGTTTTATCCAGCGACTTTGCATAATTTTCCTGAATCGTGGTCGCCTTGGTGAAGGTCTTTGCGCCGGTCAGCGCTGCGACCAACATTCCAATGCGGGAAACCGCCTCAGAAATCAGGTTGATAAGCGTTACCAGCGCCGGGGCTGCCGCCCGCAGGATAGGGTCAAATGCGCTTGCGAAGCTGTTCTTCAACCTGTCCAGCGCAGACATCAGGGACGAAATTGCAGCGTTTGTCCGGCTGGAATACTGGGCAAGGTTTTTGTAGCCGTCCACCAACGCGCTGCGCAGCTTGCTCATGAGGGTAAACAGGGAGCGCACACCCAGACCATAACGCAGCAGCGTTCCGATGCCGCTGTTGAAGCTGGAGTGCGTTTTCTTTGCCCGCAGAGAAAGGCGCAGCATAGCCGCCGCACCCTTGCCCAGCATGGATACCATGCCTTTCAGCCCGCCGACAACGCCGCCTTTTACGGTCTTTCCAAACCTCGAAAGCGCGGACGTGCTGCGGTCCACTTTCTGCGTCATGCTGTCGAGCTGCTCTTTCACGGCATCGAGGGCCGCACTCAGCTGGTCATACTCCGCAGAATCAGTGCCAGACGTGTGAGAGGTTCCATCCTCTTCCATCTGCGCTGCATCCGCTCTATACTCTTCCAGCTTCTTTTTGGTCTGTTCGATGCTGTACTGCAAATTCTTCCACTTCTGCGAGGATTTGTTGACGTCCATATCCTCGTACATGGCCTCTTTGTTGAGCAGTTTGTCCAGCTCTTTCTCAGCCTTTGCAATCTCCGTCTGGAGCCACGAATAGTCCTCGGTCGGAATGCGAATCTTGCCCAGCTGGGCCATCTTATCTTCCAGAGCGGAAATCGTTTCACGCAGTGGGCCAGCCTTGGCGTCAAAGGATTCTAAGGCGCTGGCGCTGCCGCGCATTGCTTTTTTCATGGTCGGCGCGAGGCCATCAACCTTGGATTGCAGGGAACGGACTGCTCGCTGCATATCCTTACTCCCTTTGTCAAACCCTTCGGTCTGAAGCTCAGTATCAACGACAATAGAGCCGTCTGCCTGTGCCATATCAGTGTCACCTCCTTATTCCAGTAATTTGTTGAGCCGGTCGATCTCCGCCTGTTCTTCTGCGCTCCGCTTCACTTTCAGAACGCACAGGTCTTTGTTCGCGGCCCAAAATTCGCGCTCCCACTTTTCCAGCTTTTTGCCTTTGGCTTTCTTGCTGCGCAGGGCCATGACCTGAGCAAACGTGCCGTCATGGATTTCCATGAAATATCCCATGAACGTCCACCAGTGCAGGTGCGGAATACTGCGCACCTCACAGCCTGCCACCCGGTTGATGGCCGGGAACAGAATCGGTGCATCCTGCTCCCAGTCCATTGTCCGGGGTGTCGGTCGTCCCTTGTCTGTGCCAGAATGGAGGCCGCAGTCTATGAACTCCGCAGCCACCTTGTATGCGGCCTCGTAGTCAGATTGCGGCATCTCGTCGAAGTCCCGGTAGAGAATGACAAGGCAGATATAGACCTTTTCCTCGTCTTTCAGCTCCGGGTCTCCAAACGCTTGCAGGATTTTCAGCACGTCTTTCATGTCCGTGCGGATGGCGTAGCTTTTGCCGTTGACATCCAGCCGGGTGGGAAGCTCGCCGATCACTGCTGCGGCCCTCTGCCGCGCCGTTTGCCGCCGTTCCGGTGCTTGCCGGTGCGGTAGCCGTGGGTGTACTTATCCACACGGTTCTGCGCGAGGTTCATCTCTCTGTCAAAGCGCTTCTGGATATATGCGCCGACGGCCTCAATGGCGATTTCGCAGTAGAAACGGCCACCGACGATGGAGAAAGGATTCATCTTGCCGAAGAACGCCTCAGCGAAGTTGCCATCAAACAGGGTGTTCAGCGCGTCGGACAGACGCTTTTCAGCTTCGCGCAGCGCGTTGATGGTACGGTCGTCGCCATCCTTTGCGGAGCCGTCGCTGTTGAGGTTGACCTGCTGCACCGGCTCCAGAACACCGTTGAACTTCTTCACGAAGTCGTTATACCGATGTACGATGCCGATATCGGTCGGGCGCACATAGAACACGCCGACGCGCTGGCCGCGCAGGTTCGTGATGGGCACTTCCTCGGTGCCATCGTCGATGACGATGCCGACATTCTTTTCGGGTTCCGGGAAATTCATGGTCTTTTCGTTTTCCATTTTGTCCTCCTAAAGATAAAGGGCGGCCAACCCTCGCTGACCGCCCTGTGCTCTGCCTGTTGTTTTATACCTGATCTTCGGAGCTGGGAAGCTCAGTGAAAGACTTTTCGGTCATGTTCCAGTTGCCCTTGATGCGGCCACCGGCGTTGTAGATGGTGAAAGGAATCTGGACGCCAGAAGTGTCGCCGCCTACAGAGGTGGGAACGACCATGACCTGCTCACGGTATGCCCAAGACACTTTGCCCTTGCTGTCAACCAGCACGTCCACGGTGGTGGTCATGCAGTCGTCGCCGGTCAGACGACCGTTTGCGATAGCCTCCAGCTTCTCATACAGCGGATCGCCTTCGACAGCATAGTAAGTGTCCACCTCAGACTGCGGCTCATAGCCGCTGTGCTTCAGGGTGGTTTCGCCCAGAATGTTTTTGCTGACCTCGACATCCGGGTTCAGCTCCAGATTGTACTCTTCGAGGTCTTTGCCCAGACGGACATACTTCGGAGTGTTGCCCGTCTTATCAAAGCTGGCGTCGATGTAGTGCGCCAGCAGTTTACGCTCAATATTCGCCATTGTGATCTCTCCTTATCGGTCAAAACTGTTTTTGTATTTCAGGCTACCAGAGAACAGCCAATCTTCCACGCCGTTCTGATAAGCTGCGTTCAAGTGGGAAGGGCTTGTCCGGGAAATGGTCTGGATTTCCCGCGTTCCCTCTGCCAGCACCGGATACGCGCTCATGGTGTACTGCTCACCGTTCACCGTGACCGGCTGGCGTTCCAGCCACCGCCCGATAGCGTCCAGCAGCTCCTTGCTCCGCATCCTTGCAGCTTCCGTCTTGGGAGCGCATCGCAGCACGATGTCAAACGGATAAGCGCAGACCTGATTGACGTGCCCGGTGATGCTTTCTTTTTCGGACGTGATAGCCGCACCCACAGAAGGGAAGAACGCAAGGCCGTCGTCCTCGCCCAGCGTGGAGAATGCGATTCTCCTGCCGCACAGTGCGGGGCAGGTGTTGAGCAGCTCCATCAGCACCTTGCTCATGATTTCAGAACCGTCAACATCAAACTTGACGGCGGTATTTGCTTTAGGCATCTTCGCCTCTACCTCCTATGCGTTTTACCCTTTCCAGCCAATAGTCCTGATTTGCAGCCTTCGCAGCGTCAAACCAATGGTCGCCCGCCTGCGGGTTTGCAGTGGTCGAGTAGTTCAGCGGCCTGTCGGTCGGAACCAGTGTTGCACCCTTGCGGAAGCGCAGCAGATATCCGCCGGAGCCGTCCGGTATCTTCATGGGACCTTTGCCGGTCTCGGAATCGACCATGACCTTGCCCTCATACAGATACCGCGCATAGGGGCCGGGGAATACGACCCGCTTGCCGCCCTCGTCCACATACGAGCGCTGAACCTGACTTCCGGTTTCCATTGGCATGAACGGTTTGCAGTCTGCAAGCACCTGTTCTGCCAACCATTCCTGAGCAGCGGCAAACTGCCGGGAAAAACGGTCGAAATGGATTTCCGCACAAAAATTACCATGGACACAGGAAAAGCCCTGAAAATGCTCCGTATCGCTCATTTAGCGTCCCTCCACTTCAAAATGTGGAATGAGTCCGTAGAACGAGGCCGAAGTAATCATGTAGACTTCATCCTGCCCATGGTTCATCTCGTGGTATAAGCCGTTGTCGTAGTCGTCCTCAGAAACAGGCTGCTTCAGAGGGCAGCTGCCGACAACGACGAAATCATGCTCCGGCCAGAACGTGAAGCACTCGCCGGGTGCGTCTCGCGCTGCATAGGCTTTCGGGCCGATGTACTGCCGTGCGCCGGCCGTTTTGTCTGCTGCTGCCGGGATGATGATGCTCACCGAATCGCTGCCGTTGTTGCCGTGCGTCGTCGCGCTGCTCGCGTTGGCCGCGGCAAGCTGCACATGGTCAAACACGGTCGTATACCAAAGGCCAGACGGCTCGTGGTAGTTGTACAGCGTAATGGTCTGGTCGTGCATCATCTCACCCCCGCATACAGCAGGTTCACGCCGTCCGGGCCGGGGACGTTTGCGAGATACCGTTCAGCTTCAGATTGCAGCAGGGCGTTCAGCGCTGCGCTGTCGGATGCAGCCTTTGCGTACACGGACGCCTCCGCAGACTGCACATAGGACACAGATTCCTTGCCGGAGGTCATAGAGGCCACGGCGGGCCGGAGATTGCCCTGTGCATCTTTGCTGGCCGCCGTTACCGTGCGCTGCTGCTCCACGCGGAAGAGGATGTCTGCCAGAGCGCACACGGCTTTCTTCACCCGGACAACATGAGCGTCATCTTCGGGCATACCCTGCGCCAGCCGGTAGAAGGTAATGGTATCAACAGCATCACTCGCACGTTCCAGCCATTTCGGCGCGGTCGCCTCGGTCAGCTCATCGCCGAAATACCGGGCGGTGTAGAACTCATAATCCGCATACGCCATGGTTTACACCTCCGCTCAGGCGTCCTCTGCGGGCGCTGCTGCGGCCTTTGCCTTGCTGGACTTCTTGGCGGGCACAGCCGCCTCGACGGCAGGTGCGTCCATAGCTTCATAGCGGTCGCTGTTCTCCATCAGCTTGATGGTCAGCGGGTTGTCAGTCTCCAGCACATTGCCGGTGACGATGTTCTTGAACTTTGCCATTGTGATAGCTCCTTTCTTACTCCGCGCCCTTCTTCTTGAAAATCAGGTCAGGGGTGACGACCTTGGTGCCGTAGTGATAGAACAGGCTGACGGCGGTCGCCTCGGACAGCGGAATCTTTTCGGCGGTATAGGTGCTTGCCATGACAGGCTGCGCCACAGCGCCGTCAACCATCAGGATATAGTCACAGCCAGCGGGCAGATGGGTGCAGGACTTGACCTCGACGCCGTGCCATGCGTAGAACTCCTCAGCAGCAGTATCTACGTTCGCACGAGACATCTTGTCGAGATTGTTGCGGATTTTGCCATAGTAGGCGGTGGACGTTACCAGACACATCATCTCGCGGGGTACGCCATCCACAAAATCGTTGGCAGTGTTTTCGGCCTCCTGAATGACCTGCTCCAGTTCATCTTCGACGCTGGTGCCAGCGGCGACAGTCACCTTAACGGCTTCACCGTCTGCGGCCTTGAAGAAGTCTTTGTCCAGCTCTGCGGCCATGCGCAGAACATGGTTTGCAGCGCGACGGTCCAGAACGCCATCGACGCCATACAGCTTGACGTCCTTCTCTTCCATCTCTTCGACGATTTCCTTGTCGTTGTCGATGGCAACGGTCACGGACTTGGCCTTGATCTGGCTGCCTTTGCCAGCCTTGCGGGCAGTGCCATAGTTTGCGGAGGTGGCGTTTGCGAAGCGCTTTGCCTCCACAGTGCCAGCGGTCGGGTCGCCGGACAGGTCGGTGTTCTTCATGCCAGCAGAAACGAGCGCTTTCTGCACGTTCTGGATGACTTTGCCGTACAGCTCGGCGAGATACTCTTTGCCGCTGTCGGTGTTGAGAATGCCCAGAGATTCAATTCTTGCCATAGTGGTTTACCTTCCTTTCGGTTTAGAAAATTTTGGGCGGGGTGTACTTGGTTTCCGTCGGGGTGGTGTTGCCGGTGGGGCCGACAATCTTCGGCGCTTTCTTTTCAAGCTGCGCCTGTTTTTCAGCCTCTGCCTTTTCCTCGGCAGTCTGGTACAGGCCGGAATCCTTTTCCTTTGCAGTTTTCATGAAGTCGTCAAAGCCCTGAAATGCGCCATCCTTCCACTTCAGACCGTCCTTTTCGTCCATCACGTCAGCGGCGAGCTGGCGGCGGGCGTAGGGAGAGGAAACGCCGTACTTGTCCAGCTGGCCGTTGACCCAATCACGCTGGTCACGCTGGGTCATCTGGAGCTGGAAGCTCTTACCGGCATCTTCGGCCTGCTTCTTGTACTGGGCGATTTCCGCCTTGACTTCATCGGCAGACTTGCCATCGAAGCCTTTCAGGGTGTCCTCTGCGGTTGCCAAGCGGGTTTTCAGGTCGTCACGTTCCGCCGTCAGCGTGGCGATGGGGGCCTTGGCGTTTTCCACGTCGAGGCCGTTGAGCTTAAAGACCGCGTCGATCTGCTCCTGATTCAGTCCAAGGTCTTTCAGTTCACTGGTTTTCATGGGATACCTCCGGTTCAGCAGCTAAGCGTTTTAAGTCGTCGCTCTGACTTGCTGCCCCTGCCTTGTTAAGTCCGCAGGTAGACTGATATTGCGCCCTCTTTGGCCTCATGCGGCCGCAGCGGGCATAAAAATAGCACGGTGCAAGTGCATCGTGCTAAAAACTCAGGGGTTTATCTAAAGAGCAGGAGCGCCCATTTCATCCATTCGGGAATATCGGATGCGAACAAGCCGCTGTAAAGAAAAATGATGGAGGCTGTAAAGGCTGTATTCCGTTCTTGGGATAATCCGCGTGCTATCGTATACCGTCGTATGAATGATATTCCGGGTGACTGGGGTACCGCTGTAAACGTACAGACCATGGTATTCGGTAACAAGGGTGAGACATCTGGTACAGGTGTTGCATTTACACGTAACCCATCTACTGGTGCAAAGGGTATCTTCGGTGAGTACCTGTTAAACGCACAGGGCGAGGACGTTGTTGCTGGTGTTCGTACACCACAGCCGATCTCTACTCTGGAGCAGGCTATGCCAGAAGTTTACAAGCAGTTCATGGATCTGGCTACAAATCTTGAGAATCACTTCCATGATATGCAGGATATGGAGTTCACCATCGAGGAAGGCAAGCTGTACTTCCTGCAGACACGTAACGGTAAGAGAACCGCTCCGGCTGCTATCAAGATCGCTTGTGACCTTGTAGATGAGGGACAGATTACTCCTGAGGAAGCTGTATGCCGTATCGAGGCAAAGTCTCTTGATCAGCTGCTTCATCCAACATTCGATACCGCTGCATTAAAGGCAGGTGAGGTTATCGGTTCTGCACTTCCGGCATCTCCAGGTGCTGCTGCTGGTAAGGTTTACTTTACTGCAGACGAGGCTAAGGCTGCTGGTAAGGGCGGCAGAGGCGAGAGAGTTATCCTGGTTCGTCTTGAGACTTCTCCAGAGGATATCGAGGGTATGCATGCATCTCAGGGTATCCTGACTGTTCGTGGTGGTATGACATCTCACGCAGCAGTAGTTGCACGTGGTATGGGTACTTGCTGTGTATCTGGCTGCGGCGAGATCAAGATCGACGAGGAGGCTAAGACCTTCGAGTTAGGTGGCTACACATTCCATGAGGGAGATTACATTTCTCTGGATGGTACTACTGGTAAGATTTATAAGGGCGACATCAAGACCGTTGAGGCATCTGTAGGTGGTGACTTCGGACGTGTTATGGCTTGGGCTGATCAGTTCAGAAAGCTGTCCGTACGTACAAACGCAGATACTCCGGCAGATACTTTAAATGCAGTAAGACTTGGTGCAGAGGGTATCGGTCTTTGCCGTACTGAGCATATGTTCTTCGGTGAGGATAGAATCCCGAAGATCCGTAAGATGATCCTTTCCAAGACTGTTGAGCAGAGAGAGGCTGCATTAGCAGAGCTTCTTCAGTTCCAGAAGGCTGACTTCAAGGCTATGTATGAGGCTCTTGAGGGACGTCCGATGACAGTTCGTTACCTGGATCCGCCGCTGCATGAGTTCGTTCCTACCGATCCGGAAGATATCGCAGCACTGGCTAAGGATATGAACCTGACCGTTGAGGAAGTAAAGGCTACCTGTGATTCCCTGCATGAGTTCAACCCAATGATGGGTCATCGTGGATGCCGTCTGGCTGTTACCTATCCTGAGATCGCTAAGATGCAGACAAGAGCCGTTATGGAAGCTGCTATCGAAGTTGCAGAGGAGAAGGGTTATGACATCGTTCCAGAGATCATGATTCCGTTAGTAGGCGAGAAGAAAGAGCTGAAGTTCGTTAAGGACGTTGTTGTAGAAGTTGCAGAGCAGGTTAAGAAGGAAAAGAATTCCGACATGCAGTATCATATCGGTACCATGATCGAGATTCCGCGTGCCGCACTGACCGCTGATAAGATCGCTGAGGAAGCTGAGTTCTTCTCATTTGGTACAAACGACCTGACTCAGATGACCTTTGGTTTCTCTCGTGATGATGCAGGTAAGTTCTTAGATTCCTACTACAAGGCTAAGATCTACGAGTCCGATCCATTTGCAAGACTTGATCAGGAGGGCGTAGGCCAGCTGGTTAAGATGGCAGTTGAAAAGGGACGCGCTACCAGACCGAACTTAAAGTGCGGTATCTGTGGTGAGCACGGTGGAGATCCAAGCTCCGTAGAGTTCTGCCATAAGGTAGGCTTAAACTATGTTTCCTGCTCACCGTTCCGTGTGCCGATCGCAAGACTGGCAGCAGCTCAGGCAGCAATCAACCAGAAATAATTTCAAATTATATAAAGTCATGTGAAAACATGAATTGTGTCCAAACGTAAAGATTGACCCCGAAGGTCTGAAGTGATTCAGGCCACGGGGTCTTTTTGCGTGATGATAAAAAATAATAAAAGCGAAATAATAAGTTGTGAAAATAATAAGAAGAAAACTGTAAATATATAATAAAAATTATGCAAAATGGCAATGAGATAAAAGGAAGAAAAGGAAAATGATATACAAAATAGATGAAAATACAGAGAAAAAATCTTGTAAAATAGAAAAATGTATGATACTATGATGCTAAAGTGGGAAGAAGGTCGATTCATGAAAATAAAGGCGATTTACAGGGGTGGAAAGAGTCTTTATTTTTATAAAATATAAAGTTATTTGGGGCAATCGTTACCGGGTGAGGCGGTAATTTGCAAAAATATATTTTATGGGGGTGGAGCTTATGGATAGTTCCGTTTTTTGGTACGCAGTGTTAGCTGTCGTAGTAGTTGCTCTCGTTTTTGTCCTTTTCAACTTCAACAAAGTGAAGAAACTGAAAGAAGGAACCGACGAGATGATAGAGATGGCCGGTATCATTCGAAGTGGTGCGGGTACATTTCTGAAAGCAGAGTTTAAGGTAATCGCAATTATTGGTGTTATCATTGCTCTGGTATTCAGTTTATTTGTGGAAGCCACAAGTGGAATCACATTTCTGCTTGGCGGGCTGATGAGCAGTCTGGTTTGTATCATTGGTATGAAGAGTGCGACCTATGCCAATGTACGTACTGCCAACAAGGCAAGAGAGTCACTTTCCATCGGAGAGACTGTAAAAGTAGCATTGAGTGGTGGAAGTGTCAGCGGTATTGCGGTACAGGCATTTGGTATGCTGGGACTGTTACTGGTGTTGATCATCTGGGGTGTAGATCCACACGCGACAGGCCATGGACTGGTGGCAAATCTGGAGTGCAATCCTTCCATCATGAGAATCACTACATACTCTCTGGGATGTTCAATCGTAGCCATGTTCAACAGGGTTGCAGGTGGTAACTACACGAAGGCGGCAGACATTTCATCGGATATTCTTGCCAAGATTCGCCATGATATGCCGGAGGATGACAGTCGTGTGCCAAATGTTATTGCAGACTTTATCGGAGATAATGTCAACGATATCGCAGGTAACTGTTCTGACCTTCTGGAAAGCTTCGTGGCAACCATTGCAGCTTCCATCATGATTGCAGTTACGTTATTTATCAATGGAATCGTGAATGTATCGGATGAAACATTTGTCCGTATGATCATTTTCCCGGTGATTCTTGCCGGTGCCGGCCTGATTGGATGTCTGATCGGTCTGAGCTACGCATTTGTGCGGAAGATGGGAGATGATCCGTCAAGAGAACTGAATCTTGCCACCTGGATTTCAGCAGGAATTACGGTTGTTCTGGGGCTGGCTGCTTCGTATATGATGTTTGGAAATGTTCCGTTATATGAAGATATGGTCTGTGGATGGATATCTCCATGGATTTCAAGTATCCTCGGTATCGTCAGCGGAATTGCAATCGGAAGTATTACAGAATATTATACCAGTGACAAATACAAACCGACGAAAAAGCTCGCAGAGATGGCAATCGAGGGTGAGGCTTTCGTTATCACAAAAGGTGATGCGATCGGATCCCGTTCCACCTTGCTGCCGATTCTAATCATCGGTATCGCACTGTTTATCTCCGGTAAGATCAGCGGAACGTATGGAATCGCGATTTCCGCACTGGGTATGCTTTCGTTCGTGGGAGCAACGGTTTCCATCGATGCCTTCGGACCGATCGCAGACAATGCCGGTGGACTGGCAGAGTCCTGTCATCTGGAACATAAAGTACGTATCATCACGGACAAGCTGGATTCAGTAGGAAATACGACAGCGGCGATCGGAAAAGGATTTGCTATCGGTTCTGCGGCATTTGCAGCAGTTTCCCTGATCGTGGCTTATGTAGGAAACTATACAGCAAAAGGAGAAGAGCCGGTATTGAATATCGCATCCTTCATCGTGGTTGCGGGCGGTCTGATCGGTGGCGCACTGATCGAGTATTTCTCCGCAATGCTTACCGATAACACCATCGAGTCAGCCAAACTGATGGCAGACGAGGGTGATAAGATGCTTTCTACTCCTGGTGTTCTGGAAGGAAAGGTAAAACCGGATTATAACAAACTGATCGGTATGGCTGCAAACCAGGCATTGAAGAAAATGGTTGTTCCATCCGTACTGGCACTTTGCATCCCGGTCATCGGCGGATTTATCTTTGGTGTACAGTTTGTAGGCGGTATCCTGATCGGTGCTACGATCGTGGCGATTCCGCGAGCACTGTTTATGGGGAACTCCGGTGGAGCTTTCGACAATGCGAAAAAATACATCGAGAGCGAAGCGCTGGAAGGACATGGAAAAGGCTCAGCCGCTCACAAAGCAGCAGTTACCGGTGATACCGTTGGTGATACAAGAAAAGACGTTGTCGGCGTGGCACTGGATATCTTTATCAAGAGTATGTCCACAGTTGCCAATACCTTGGCATCATTGTTCTCTACGATTACATTGATTCATTAATAAGCGTAAAAGAAAAAAGAAAATCTTCTGTTGGCGGATAGGTCGACAGGAGATTTTCTTTTTTGGTTGCATGGCATTGGAAAGGATCTGTCAGTGGCAAGTTTTGTTGGTTCGGTGGAAAGAATGATAAACGTTACTGTTCACTGGTAACATTCCGCGAGGTGTTTTTTGTGAACAAAGTTCACAGAAAACCCGAGAGTTGCGGCGCGAAATCATGCAAAGCATGATTTCTGTGCATCGCGAAGCGTGTTACTGTAAACGAAGTGAACAGTAACGATTTAAGCACATATGCAACAGATGAGGAGGCATATTCTTTACATGAGCAACAAATATACATTAGGAATTGACATTGGTTCCACCACTGTCAAAATTGCAATACTTGATGAAAACGACACCCTGCTTTTCGCAGATTACCAACGTCATTTCGCCAACATCCAGGAAACACTGGCAGAGCTTCTGACGAAAGCTTATGGCAAACTTGGAGAGCTTACCCTTCATCCGGTAATCACAGGCTCTGGCGGACTTACCCTCGCCAACCACCTTGGCGTTCCTTTTGTACAGGAGGTAATTGCGGTATCCACTTCTCTTCAGAAGATTGCGCCCCAGACTGATGTTGCCATCGAGCTTGGCGGCGAGGATGCCAAGATCATCTACTTCGAAGGCGGCAATATTGAGCAGCGTATGAATGGTATCTGCGCAGGAGGTACCGGTTCTTTCATCGATCAGATGGCTTCCCTGCTTCAGACTGATGCCACCGGGCTGAACGAATACGCGAAGAATTACAAAGCGCTTTACCCCATCGCAGCCCGCTGCGGTGTATTTGCCAAGACTGACATCCAGCCTCTGATCAACGATGGTGCCACCAAGGAGGATCTTTCCGCTTCCATTTTCCAGGCAGTTGTAAACCAGACCATTTCCGGTCTTGCCTGCGGCAAGCCGATTCGCGGTCATGTTGCATTTCTCGGTGGTCCCCTTCACTTTCTGGATCAGCTGAAGGCTGCCTTTATCCGTACCCTGAAGCTGGATGACGAGCACGCTATCACACCAGAGAATTCCCATCTTTTCGCAGCTATGGGTTCTGCTATGAATGCGAAGGATGAGGTAACCGTTTCCCTTACAGATATGACAAACCGCCTGAAGAACTCCATCAAACTGGATTTCGAGGTAGAACGTATGGAGCCTCTTTTTGCCACGGAGGAAGACTATGAGGCATTTAATAAGCGTCAGAGTGCCTATCAGGTAAAGAAGGGCGATCTTTCCCAATATCACGGAAACTGCTATCTGGGTATTGATGCAGGCTCCACCACCACCAAGACTGCTCTTGTAGGTGAGGACGGAACTCTGCTTTACTCCTTTTACAGCAATAATAACGGAAGCCCGCTTAAGACAGCCATCCGTTCTATTCAGGAGATCTACAGCATTCTTCCAGAGGATGCCCACATTGCATTTTCCTGTTCCACAGGTTACGGCGAGGCGCTGATGAAGGCTGCTCTGCTGCTGGATGAGGGGGAAGTTGAGACCGTTTCCCACTACTATGCGGCTGCTTTCTTTGACCCGGAGGTTGACTGTATTATAGATATCGGCGGACAGGATATGAAATGTATCAAGATAC